CATGTTCGGCGACGTCATCTACATGGCGCCGAGCTCCAAAGATCCGGCGAAGCGGAGCTTCTTCATCAATCCCGTCGGCGTCTACGGCCCGAGCTGCCTCTCTGTCTCAGGCACGCGCGAGATCGACGCCGACGTCGGCCTCCTCCACGAAGCATTCAAGAAGGGGAGCAAGTCGTCTCCCGAGGTTGTGTCCAAACGTCCGAATCAGCAAAGAAAGTGAGCCACATGGCCAAGTCCGAACAGCAGAGCAATCAAGGTAAGAAGATGGAGTACAAGCGTGTCTCCTTCGACATCAACGAGATTGTGCCCGACGCGCCCGCAGGCGAGTGGAAGGCGTCGATCCCGCGCGGCAAGTGCAAGACGCAGCCGACCAAGGACGATCATTTCCCGATGATCATCGCCCCGATCCGTCTCGACAGTACGGAGGAGGAAGGCGAAACGTTCGAGAGAGCGCTCGGCACCGAACTCTCCGTGTTTCTGGTCTTCGGCGCCAAGACTTCACGCGGCGAGCGCTTGAGCAAGCTTCGCATTCGTCAAGTCTGCGAAGCCTTGGACATCGACTTGGACCTCATCCCCAAGGTCATCAACGACGGCGACGATCTGCAACCGCTCGTCCGAGCGCTCGAGGGCAAAAAGTTCACGGTGTGGACTCGGCTCCAAACGCGGAAGGACACCGGCGAGGTGACCTCCGAGGTGCTGTTCCAAGATCCGAACAGGACGCTCAGCGCAGCGAGCGACGACGGCGACGACGAGGACGACGACGATGAGCCGCAGTCCGAGCCCGCGCCGAAGAAGAAGCCGGCAGCGTCGAAGAACAGCAACGGCAAGAAGAAATGACGCCACGTCGTAGACGGTCGCTGCTCGAAGACGACGAGCTCTCCGAGATTGGGGGGCGCGATGAATCTTCGAGCGGCGACGTCTGCGAGGCGTGCGGTTGCGCGCGAAGCAAGCACACCGAGGATGGGTGTGCTTGCGGTAGGTGCGAAGGATTCGACGACGGAAGCGGAGACGGCGGATGAAAACGATCATCAACGACTTGTCGAAAGAGACGATCGCGAAGATCGCCGAGTCGCACAAGCGGCGGTTTGAGAACTTGCTCGCCAGCGAATCACGCAACGTGCGCAGGGGTGAATGCGAGCACTACCTGGCGGTCTGGTCGCTCGTTGCGGCGCACAACGGCGACGGCGTGCCGCTCGAACTAGAAGGTCGCAACGAGCTCTGCGAAGCGCTCTTCTGCGGCGACTACGACCCGATGCTCACTCCGGAGGAGCTCGACAAGGTCGAGGCGTGGCGCGATCCGCCTCCGAGCGAGATGTGACGGTGTGATCGATGTCCGCGAAGGCGCTCTCTGTCGTTCAAGAGTACCGTCCGCGAGAGCACGGTGCTCGCTGTGATCTCTGTCCGCTGAAAGGGAACACCGTCGTCCCGCCTAAGGCGTCGCCGCTTCCCACGAAGGTCGTCTTCGTCGGCGAGGCGCCGGGGCGGAAAGAAGAAGTTTTCGGAACACCATTCATTGGACAGACTGGCGTTTTTCTCAAAGGGCTCTGCCGTGAGGTCGACATCGACATTCTCGAAGCACACCTCACGAACGCGGCGCTGTGCCGCTCGAACATCGACAAGGAGAACGAGCTCGCCGCCACCTTCTGCGCCCCTCGACTCTTGAAAGAGCTCGCCGAGTTTGATCCGAAGATCCCCATCGTGACGTTCGGCAAGACGAGCACGCTCTCTGTGCTCGGCGTTCGGAGTATCATGAACTCGCGCGGGTTCGTCTGGACGGCACGCGAGCTCGACCCCGGCCCCGCCTGGAGCAAAGCGAAGAAGGCGAAGCTCCGCGGCGCCCCGAAGTGGAAAGAGATCTGGCTCAAGGCGCAGATCGTCGACGGGCGAAGCAAGCTCGCCGGCAGGACGGTGTTGCCGACTGTTCACCCCGCGTTCGTGCTTCGCTCCGACACTTGGCTTCCGATCTTGAAGATCGATCTCGACCGGATCGCTCGATGGATGCGCGGGGAACTGACGCACGAGATGCTCCTCGAGAACGGTCCGTACGTCGTCGTCACGAAGCAAGCCGACGTCCGTCGAGAGCTCCAAAAGCTGGCGCCCATCATCAGTGTCGACGTCGAAACTGGAGCGAGCACGGAGGGCGGCAAAGACGGCGCCGATCCTATTCGCAACCGCCTCCTCTGCGTTGGGATCTCGGACGGTGATCACACGGTCGTCATTTGGCCGTGGAAGACGAAGACGCACGCTCCAATCGTGAACGGGCTCTTCAAGCGGTCGAAGAAGATCGGGATGCACAACGGCTACAACTTCGATCAGATCGCGCTCGATCGCTTCGACGTCCCGTTCGAGCCCATCGACGACAAGCTCGAGGATACGCTCATCGCGCACCACACGTTCGCGAGCCACATGCCGCAACGGCTCTCTCACGTCGCGAGCGTGTTCATCGATGCCGGGCCGTGGAAGGTGACGTTCAAGCAGGGCACCGGCGGCACGACCGAGAAGGGTCTCCCGCCCGAGAAGCTCAGCGGTGAGGAGTTGACGCTCTACAACGCTGCGGACGCGCGCATCCAAGCGCAAGTTTGGCTCAAGATGCAAGCCGACCTCGAAGACGAGCGGGCCGTCTACGAGGTCGACAAGAACAACGCGAGATTGTGCCGGGGCATGATCATCAACGGCATCGGCGTCGACGTGGAACGCCGAACGCAGCTCTTGGAAGAGATGGATCGAAAGGAGACTGATCTTCTCTGGAAGATGCGGAAGCTGCTCCGCCGAGCGAAGTTCCATCCGATGCAGCTCGCCGAGGTTCGGAAGGCGCTCTTCACGATCCTGAAAGCGCCGCTCGCGTCGGCTGACCCGACCGAATCAGGGCTCCCGAGTACATCCCAGACGACGCTCGAACGGCTCAAGAACAACTCCACGCGCGCGGGCAGGTTCGCCGATCTGCTCTTGCAGTGGCGCGGCGTCGTCAAGATCAAGAGCACCTACTTGGTCAGCCAGATCCTCGACAAGCCGTCAAAGAAGACGCCCCTCGTTTCGCGCACGCATTTCAACTGGAGAAGCTACGGAGCCGCAAGCGGTAGGTACTCGTGCCGTTTGCAGTCGTGCCCCAGAGCCGAGCAACTCAAGGACAAGAGCATCGTGCTCGAGACGCGCGTGCGCGAAGTCTACGTCGCGCGTCCGGAGCACAAGCTCATCTACTTCGATCTCAGCCAAGCAGAGCTTCGATTCGCAGCCTACCTCTCTGGAGATCAAAGCTTCATCGCCGCGTGCGAGTCCGGCGACGTGCACACCGCGACGGCGAAGCTTCTCTTCCCCGCCGAGGCTGAGCTCATCGGGCGAGATCCGAAGGGCGTGGGGAAGCCCTTCCGCGACGTCGAGAAGAACTGCATCTTCGGGTTCATCTACTACGCGCAGCCGGACACGATCTTCGGCTTCGTGCGCAGCAAGGGGCTCCCCGTCCAAATGCGAGACGTGGTCTCGATGCACGACATGGTGCGAGACGTGTTCGCGCACTACTTCCGGTACGTCGATCGGAACAAGCAGTGGGTCGACAAGCACGGCCATCTCCGCGACGCGCTCTCCGGGCGGATCTCATGGCTCGGATGGCACGCTGGGTACCCGGACGTCGCGAACCGCCCGATCCAAGGAGGCATCGCATCGTTGATGAACGTACGCCTCCCGTCCATTTCCAGTCGATTGCCCAGCGGCTCGTCCGTCGTCGCACAGATCCATGACGCGGCGATCATGGAGGTGCCTGACCGTCACGTCGATAGTGTGAAAGCGCTCGTCAAAACGACGTGGGAGGAACCGGTTGTCATCCCAGCGAACGGGTGGGGTACGAGCGTACGCGTCGAGGACGGGGCGCGCCAATTCGTGATGCCGATCGAGCTGAAAGTCGGCGAACGGTGGAGCGCTTTCGGATGACGTCGGAAGGTGTACAGATAGTGAATAGATCGTTGAACCCTCTCGTCAGTGTTTACATGCAGGATCACCTCTCTTTTACAGCCATGACGGACGACTCTCCCGGCCCTCGCGCCGAACTCATCGACCCCGCCGCTACCGTGGCCTTCATGCTGGCTGGGAACGCCCACGTGACGTTCCAGAGCCGGCGGACGGACACTCGGTTCACCTATCGCGTAGTCCAAGCCGAGCGCCGTGCAGGCGACACCGGCGAGCTCCCGCACTTCGTGTCCGTATTGGTGGGCCCCGACAACGACCGCAGCTATCAGTACCTCGGGTGCATCTACCGTGGGCTCGTGTACGCGCATGGCAAAAAGAGCCGCATCGATTCGAGCGCGCCGAACGCTGTCGCGTTCTCGTGGGTGTGGCGGCGCCTCTCGGCGGGGCAGGCGCACCCGGAGCTCGCTGTCTACCACGAAGGGCGCTGTGGGCGCTGCGGGCGTCGGCTTACAACACCCGAAAGCGTCTCGACTGGGCTCGGACCCGTGTGTGCCAGGAGGCAGCCGTGAACATCACCGTCAAGGATCTCTCGTCTGATCAACTCTCGGCCTACAACGCTATCGTCGGTTGGGTGCGCGACGCCGACGGGGGCCTC